GTGAGCGTATTTCTAAAATTGAGGCAACCTTAGCAAAAATTTCTGATGACCACTCTGCGGTTATGGAACTTTGGGCTGAGACTCAAGAGAAATTTGCTCAAACTGAAGAAGTTACTTCAGAGCCAACACAAGAAGTAGTAGAAATGTCCGCTGAAGAACCCGCTGCCGAAGAGGTTGTTGAGGCTGTTAACGAGGTAGAGGAGATTGTCCTTTCCGAGGAAGCACCCCAGGCCGAAGAGGTTGTGGTTGAAGAGGCTCTTTCTGCTGAAAATCAAGAGTCCGAAGTGAACTCTGTCTTAGAGGCTGAATTGGCTTTGTCTGCCGAACAAGAGGGTATTGAGCCTTCTAATGAGGTAGTTGAAGACAAGACACGCTCCTTTGAGCGAATCACTTCAGAGAAAGTAAATATGATTGACAAGTTCTTTGGCAAGCGTTTTTATTAAAATTGTAAATTAAACTAAATAAACTATAGTAAAATGGCGATTTCAGTTGCTACTTTGGATTGGGGAAATCGCACCCCCGGCCTCTTTATTGATTCAATGGTAAAGAGTGCTAAAGTGCTTGACCGCTTCCGTCTTATTGACGGAGTAAAGTCAAAGGTTCAAGTTCCCATCTTTGATGCTTCCTTGACCTTTGGTTCTGACCTGTGTGCTTTTGACCCACAATCTTCTGCCTCTATTGACGAGAAAGAGATGACGGTTAGCACCTACAAGTGGGCTTTCTTGAACTGCAAGAATGTTCTTGAGACCACCTACCGTTCTGTATTGCTCAAGCAAGGACAGCACAACGAAGAGACTATGGATGCTCAGTTCAAGGATTGGGTTTTTGATTACTTCGCTAAATTGTCTGCTCAGAAGGCTTTGGAATTGGCTGCTACGGCTATCACTACTGAACTCGCTGCTGACGCTGCTGTTCTTGATTACGATACCAATGCTGCTTTGACTTCTGCTAACATCTTGGCTAAGATGCAAGGTGCTTACGAGACTATGAGTGCTGTTATGTTGGCTGCCGTTTACGGTGATGCTGACCGTCAGTTGAAGCCCGCTTTCTTCATGGGTACTGCTGCTGTACAGGCTTATCAAATCGCTATCGCAGGCTTGTACACTACGACTGCTCAAGGTGTTGTTGAGGGTAACATTCCCGCATACTACGGTATGGAAGTTATTCACTTCCCTTCTTTGGCTGCCGGTGAGTTCATCATTTCTGCTCCAGAAAACATCGTTATGTTGACTGACGAGTACAATGACGTTCGTGCCATTGACATGAAGTGGGAGGCTGAATTGTCTTCTGACAAGATTTGGGGTCAATTCAAGTTGGGCTTCTCCTACTTGAAGGGTTCTGAGATTGTTTACGCCAAGAATTTCGCCTAATAATAATCGGTAAGGGGGAGTAGAAATACTCCCCTAAACCAACCTAATCTATATCATTAAAATGGGATGTCCTGTTGATTTTACTGGCCTTTCAGTTTCTTACGCTTGTGGTGAATTAGCCTCTGGCGGTTTGAAATCTGTTTACCTTGTTGACCGTGCCGACTTGCTTGAGAACGGTGGTGTGACGGTAAGCGCAGGTGCTTTGAGCATCGCTGCTAACCTTTCTACTACTCCTACCGTTGTATTGGAGTTGGGCTTCAACAATAAAGATGGTTTCTCTAACTTTACAGACGTTAAGACTGTAAACGCTGATGGAACTTCTTCTTGTGTTCCTACCATTCAGATGGAGTTCTTGCGCATGAACTCTGACAAGCGTAACTCTTTGGAGGCTATTGCTGTTCCCGGTGCTGAATTGGTTGCTTTTGTTGAGACTGCTGCCGGAACTTACCACGCTGTTGGTTATGAGTTCGGTCTGTATGCTTCTTCTGTTGATGGTGCTTCTGGTGCTTCTCGTACCGACAAGAACCGTTATCAGTTGACCTTGGTTGGTGACGAGAACTCTCTCGCATTGACTATGGATGCTGCTGCCTTCGCTAAGGTAGGTGCTTAATAAGCATTTCTCTAAATAGATTGGGGAGGGGGATTCCCCTCCCCTTTTTTATTTTTAAAATATGAAATCAGTCAAGAACGGCCTTATTAACTATCTTTCATTCATCCGTACATACGAGATGAATCAAAACAGTTTCAATATGAAACTATCTAAAGTTGTTGGGACAAAGGAGTATAATTTTTACGGACTTCAAGACCTTGGTCTTCTGAATGACTGCAATGAATTTATCGTCCTTCCAATAGACTTGGCTACAACAAGCATTGAAGGAGGAGAATATTACATAACTATTTCTGGCGAAAATGGGGAGTACGCTCGTTATATTTGTAATGTAATTGACCACGAATACATTACATCAACAAATCAAAACTCACTGTTTTCTGATACAGTAAAAATCAGTAACTTGTAAATTAGTACAGAATGGGACTTTGGGACAACATAGTTGATTACTTCGCAGCGAATACTTACGTTGTAGCAACGGAAAGCAATGTAGCAAGCAACCCCCTTGAGAAATCTATTGAGAGCCTCAATGGTCGTTACAATGTAGGAAATACGCCTGTTGGAGATTACATTAAATTCGGATTAAATGACGATTTTTCTGTTGTTCTTGAAAAGATGTTCAAGCAATCTCCCGTTCATTCCGGCATTGTGACCAAGAAAGCAAAGATGGTCTCCGGGCGTGATATTGAATATAACTTGGATGCGTATAAGACACCTGCAAAGCAAGCGGAGATTAAGGCTTTTTTAGCCAACTGCGCAGGAAAGTCAGAGGGCCTGTACTCCCAGATTGTACACGCAGCCTTTCAATATGAATTGCACGGAGCATTTGCTTTCTACATCAAGTGGAATCAAGACCACACCAAGTTGATTGAGTTTCGCTCACTTGACGTAAAAGGAGTTCGGGCAGCAGAACCGATTGATGGAAAGGTCACGCACTATATCGTCCGTAGACGATTTGGCAACATGGCTGTATCTATGCAGCATAATACGCCAACAAAGATTAAGGCATTTGATAAGTACGACAAGGTTCGTGAGCAAGTCCTGTACGTAAAGAACCCATATAGCGGTAACTCTTACTACGGAATCCCTAACTATATTTCTGCCTTTCACTTCATCAATGCTGATTACGAGTTTGGTAAACACATCCGTAACTCCGCAGCGAATTCATTCACACCAAAGGTTCTTGCTACGTTCATTGGACGTAACATGAGCAACGAACAAAAGCGTGAAGAGTACGAGAAATTCAAGGCATCATTTGTTGGCTCAGAGGCTGAACCCGTAATCGTATCTTGGGTCAAGAACAAGGACGAAGCCCCAGAGTTTAAAACTCTTGACGTAAATAACCTTGACAAGACTGTAGATATCCTTGCTCGTCTTAACGACTCAAAGATTCTTACTGCACATAACGTGACATCTCCAACATTGTTTGGTGTCATGGTTGCAGGTAAACTTGGCGGTACCGGAAACGAACTTGTTACAGCATATCAAATCTTCCGTGCTACAGAGACATTGCCTAATCGTCAATTGCTAATGGATGCGATTGGACGTGTTTTGGCTACAGTTAATTATGAGAAAATTAACCTTTCAGTAGTTGAAGAGCAGATTAATCTTGAGGCATTGAAGGGTGCTAACACTACAGACATCACTCAAAATAATCCGGCACAAAATGGTTAAGGTACTTTTCATTGACGATAACTACATTTATCAAAACTACCCACTACCAAGTCGGTTTGATAAATCTGCACTCCTCTCAATAATTGTAATGGAACAAGCAACATCTATTCAAGATTTGCTTGGGACTACATTATACGAGGAACTTGAGCAGGGAGTTTACGATGAGGTCTTAACAGAGTCTCAATTGGGATTATTTAAATTGGTTAAGTATAGCCTTTGCTTATACTCAGTCAAGTCTTCTGCCATGCTTTTGCGCACGGCAATTGCAAAAACAAAATCAGAGGAAAAATCTCTTGATAGTATGTCTATTGATTCAATCGTTTCTACTATTGATTCAAAAATAGAATACATCAATAAACGAATAGTTAACTACATTAAGGCAGATGCTTTGCTTTTAGCAAAGGCTCAAGAGAGCAGCAATGACCTATTTGTAGAGGATGACACATACAATTCATCAGTATATTATCCATCAATTCGTTTAGACGGAACTTGTGAGTAACATTGAAAACATCAATACATTTGTAAGAACCCTTGGCAATCAATTTATCAAGGGTAAAAAACATTTCATTGACGATGTATTTGTGTCCCCAGACAATACTGCGGATGCAGCAGAGGTATATCTTACCATTGATGAAAACGGAAGGCTTGTAACTCGTCTGACATCTGACGTTGCTGCCGACCTTGGTATCAGTGGAGGTTCGGGCAATTTTATGCTTCGTGCTACATACGACACAGATAACGATGGCGTGGTAGATAAGGCAGAACGCATTGATATTGCCGTAAGAAATAATAGCGGTTCTCTTATCCCAAACGGGAGCGTTATTTATTTAAATGGTTCTACCGGGAACAGACCGACTATAGCCCTTGCATCTGCGACATCAGAGGTTACGTCATCAAAGACGTTTGGCATTGTAAATGGCAATATTGGTCACGAATCAGATGGTTATGTAACAGTTCTTGGTACAATCCACACGCTTGACACATCGGAGATTGTAGCGGGAACCAATATGTGGCTTGACACGGTTGCGGGTCAAATGACATCAGTTCCACCGCAAACACCAAACCATTCGGTTTTCTTGGGCGTTGTTACACGCTCACACCCAACGGCAGGGTCAATGGTTGTTCGTGTTCAGAATGGATTTGAAGTAGGCGAATTACACGATGTGTCAATCACTTCTCCATCAAATCGCAACGCATTGTTGTACAACTCCGGTAATAGCATTTGGGAAAACAAAGCCATTGAGTACGTACACACACAAGGAACTGCATCAAACTCTTGGACTATTAACCACAACCTTGGTAAATATCCATCAGCGACTGTTGTTGATTCAGCAGGTAGTGTTGTTGTTGGTGATGTTAACTACATCACACTTAATCAAATTATTGTAAATTTCAGTAGTAGTTTCTCCGGAAAAGCATATATAAATTAATTATGGCAGTCAAGTTTTTAAATCACATTGACCTAAACAAGAATGAACTGCAAAACGCAGTAATTCAACCATTAGGTACAGCACCATCAAACCCTGTTGAGGGACAAATCTATTACAATGGTGGTATCATTTACCTATGTACCGTTGGTGGTGCTACGCCTACTTGGAAGGCCGTAAGTGGAGATATTGAGGCAGTAAATACAAACGGTGGTCTTGATGGCGGTGGTGCATCTGGAAGCCTTACTCTTTCATTGAAAGGAAGTGGCTCACTCACGGCAAACAAAGTATTAAAGTGGGATGGCACGAATGGTCAGTTAGTTAATTCTTCAATTACTGACGATGGCACTACTGTTACAATCGCAGGAAACCTTACCGTTAGTGGAACTACTACCCAAGTAAATACCGAGACCGTAACTATTCAAGACAATATCCTTGAACTTAATAGTAACGCTGCTGCAACCCCAACGGAGAATGCAGGTATTACGGTAAATCGTGGGTCTTCATCAAAGGTTGACGTTCTTTGGAACGAGACAACAGACAGATGGACATTCACCAATAACGGAACTACATATTACAATATTCCGCTTTCTACGGAATATAATAACTACTCTCACCCAACGGGTGATGGAAACCTTCACGTACCCGCAACCGGAACTACCAATAGCGGAAATTCGCTTATCGCAGGTGCTACGGCAGGTTCTTTGTCTTGGGGAATCCCTGGACGTGCTGCTACAGCAGATAAGTGGGGTACTGCACGAGTGCTGACTCTTGGTGGAGACCTTACGGGTAACGTAACCATTGATGGTACAGCAAATATGACCCTTAATGCTGCCATCGCTGCGAACTCCGTTGCTCTTGGAACAGACACTACGGGTAACTACGTTGCAAGTGTAACAGGAAACAATGGTATTGTTGTTACAGGAACTGCAGGAGAGGGTTGGACTCCAAACGTAGCACTTGCTGCTCAAGACCTTACCTTGTTCCCTACTTCAAACTATAAGAAGTCAGTACGTGTAGCCACTACGGCAAACATCACATTAAGTAATGTTCAAACGATTGATGGCGTTGCCGTTGTAGCAGGTAACCGTGTTCTTGTAAAGAATCAGACAACTGCTGCGCAGAATGGTATCTATGTTGTTTCAACGGGTGCTTGGACACGTTCAACTGCTGCCGATGGCTCTACCGAAATTGATAGCGCAATCGTTGCGGTTGATGAAGGTACTACTAATGGTGGATACTACTTCACCAACGTATTCAAGTCTTCCGATGTTGTTGGAACTACTGCGATGCCTTGGTATCGTGCTGTCCACGAAAACGGAACGTGGGGTATTAGCGTAAGCGGTAGTGCTGCTACGCTTACTACTGGTCGTACCATCAACGGAACGAGTTTTAATGGTAGCGCAAACATCACTACTGCTTCTTGGGGAACAGCCAGAGCGATTAGCATTGGTGGAACTTCAAAGAACGTAGATGGTTCTGCTGCCGTTACTTGGACAGAGGCAGAAATTGCTGCAAACACAGCCGTAACCCTTAAAACAGCACGTACAATTACCGTTGGCGGAGTTGTAAGTGGTTCAGCAAGTTTCAATGGTGGTGCAAACATTACAATCACCACTACACTTCCTGTTGCCGACCTTACCCTATTCCCAACTTCTAACTTTAAGAAGTCGGTAAAGGCTGCTACAACGGGAAATATTGCACTTACCGGGGCGCAAACAATTGATGGAATCTCTTGTGTGGCGGGTGACCGTGTATTGGTTAAGAGCCAAACTGCGCAACGTGAAAACGGAATCTACATTGTAAACGCTGGTGCGTGGACTCGCTCTACGGCTGCTGACGGTTCTTCTGAAATTGACAATGCTATTGTTGCTGTAGACCAGGGTACTGCTAACGGAGGCTACTACTTTACAAATACCTTCAAAACAACGGATGTAGTTGGTACAACTAATATGCCTTGGTATCGTGTTGTTCACGAATCTGGCACTTGGGGAATCTCCATAACGGGTAACGCAGGAACTGCAACTACTCTTGCAACCGCAAGAACCATTAACGGAACAAGTTTCAATGGCTCTGCCAACATTACGACTGCTTCTTGGGGTACGTCTCGCAACGTAACCATTGGTTCAAGCACTAAAGCGGTTGATGGTTCTGCAAACGTAAGTTTCAGTTTGACTGAAATTGGCGTAACGGCTGAATTAACCAAGCGCAGATATGTTGCTACGATTGGCACGGGTGCAACCACAATTCCCATCACACACAACCTTGCTACTCGTGATGTAATTGTTCAATTGTATGACACTACAACATACGATACAATCTATACGGATGTTGTACGTACAGACACGAATACGGTAACATTGAACTTTGCTACAGCACCTGCTGACAATTCAATTCGGGTAGTTATTTTTGCAGCAATCTAATCGTAACTTTAGGTTATGATTAAGTTCCTATCGGATGTAAATATTAATGGGCTGCTTGAGGCTATTGAGAAATCATTTAGCATTAAGCACCCATTAAAGCCCGGCTTTAGACTTGTGTATGGTGTGGTGGAAGGCCCAGAGCATTCCGTATACATTCGTGGAAATTCAACCGGAGTAATCCATCTTCCCGAAGATTGGAAGTGGCTCGTTGATTGTGACACGATAACCGTTCAAATTACGCCAACGGGCAAAGCGCAGGCTTTATATGTAGATTCTATATGTGATGATAGAATCATTGTTAAGTCACGTGCAAAGAATATCTCATTTTATTACTACGTTCAAGCAACACGTAAGGATATTCCAAAAATCCAAACATTAAAAGAAGAGTAATGTCAAACATTTCAGAGAGCATAAAACTCCTTGGTCTCGCAATAAAAACCTTACCATTTGAATTTGATGGTGAGGTTGCTACTGCAACCATTTCAAGCAACGTAGACCTTGAGCAACTTGAATCCATTCGTGAGCAGTTGCAAAAGAATTTTGATGAAATGGATAAAGACACAACGGACGATTATGTTCTTCGTGAATTGAGCGATGACATTTACTTTATCTCTTCTGTAATTGATGCGTTAAACAACAAGTTAGATGGCAACAATCTACAGTAATCGCAACGATGGTGTTGGGTATGAAGTAAACGCAAATCCAAACGCATCGTCCACTTGGGCGGGAGGCGTTGTGCCAAGTGCTGCTGACCAAGTTTATGTTGTTGGCCGTAGAACAACGTGGAACTCCGGTAACGTATACAAGTGGACAGGTACACGAACTTGTACGGTTGCATCTACGACCGGGTTTGCGACAAATGGATATTTTTATACTGTAACAACGGATGGTCAAATCTTAAAGATTAACTATACCGGGATTACATCAACAACCTTTACGAACTGTATTGTTGACGATACGTTTGACTTGTTGTATGACAATGGTTGGGAAACGACTCGCAACAACGGATACATTGCAAACGGCTATTACGTTTTAAACCCATCGCTAATTCTTGAAATCAAGGCAGGTCAAAACTTTACCTGCAATGAAATGATTATTCAAGAGGGTGGATATGTTTTGGTTCATCAAGGAGGAACACTCACGGTCAACCAAGGGCTTCTTGTTCGGGATGGTTGGCTGCTTGGACGTGGCGAAGGAAATATTGTGATTCAACGCCCCGCAGGCTCGCTTACAACAATTGGATACTTTACCGGTGAGAACTACTATATGTCAGTTATTGACATTGAGGGTGGTGAGAACCGAGTATATGCAACAACCACACAAAACGTAAACATTGGTGATGTATCAATAGACATTGATACTCCTCAAAATGGAGAGTTTGTCTGGGGAGACGATGTTGCGCTTTACAATCACAGAGAGCGCAGATTCCGAAATAAAGAATATGTCGGATACCGAGATGCTACAGCAAACTTTGGCGAAGACTCTGACGAAGGTCTTGACGTTGTTGGTGTAGATGGAAATAGTGTTTTTGTAGCATTGCGCAATGGCGCAAGGGGAGATATTAAGGCTTCTTCAAATGCAAATGGCCAAGCCATTCTTGATGTCTATATGGACAATGTCTACTTTAATAAGGGGGACATTGTTGTCATAAACAACAAGAAGTACATCATTGATAAAGTTGAAGATTCCGAATTTGAAATTAAGAATTATGACTTTACCAATCCAAGCCAAGACCTTTCTGATTTCTGGGTTAACGACACAACGAATCACCTATATAGCGGAGGTTGGTCTATTGATGCTTACGGCCTAACAAATAGCGGTGGCTATAGCGAACTCGTCAACAAGTATATCTGGGAGCGTGACGTAATCGTTGAGGCTGAACTGTCTCCACTAAACAATTGGGACACAGGAACAAGAGGAACACAAGATTTCGGACTCCTGACGAGTTACGACCCGGCATATCGCAAGGGACACCGAGGATATGATGGTTTTAAGACCGACTACTTCCGTATTGACGATGCTGCGGACGCTATTGACTTTATGCAGCGTTGGGTGACTACTTATCAGAACAACCGATTAAGTCGTGACACAAACCTTCGGACTATCACTCGTGGCCCTGCAACGTATCGTGTAGATTGCCGTAAGGCAATGTCTACCGTTTATATTAACGGAAAGCAATTTAGCAAAGAGTATTATCGCAACGGAAATCCCAAGGGGCTTGTTGGTATATACAACGATGGTAACGTATCAATGCATTGCCGTAGGCTTACAATCAGTTTGCCTTGTCAGCGTGTGTATATTACAACCACAGACGCAATTGCACCAAATCAACGCATTTGGCGTAGTGGTATTGAGCGTGTTAAAACAGCAGGCGCACGTCTTGTAAAGATTGCATCTATCAATACCGGAGAGGGAAACCACACCGACTTAAACTTTGCATATCGTGGTCAATATGGCAACGGCCAATGGCCTATGCTTATGGGTTACAACTCAAATAGCAATACTTGGAGTAGCGCACCAACCATACATAACCACGACACAAACGCAGACTATTATCTTGACCTTGGCGCAGGAAATGGTAAGTACGTTGTATTTGACTTGAGTCAAAACCAAACATTTACTCACATATCTTTTCAGCCCAGAAACGCAGATACAAGCACCGGAACCTTTTACGGATATAAGGGTGTTCAGATTTGGGGTTCAAATGATGGAACAACGTGGACTTCTTTGTATGGCCCGGTAGACGATACCAAAAAGTGGTACTATGCCTCATACAACCGTATGGCGTTCTATCCTGTTGGGACTGCGAACTATCGTTACGTTAAGTTTGGAACAAACGGCTCTCAAGCCTCAACCAACTACAACCGATACGTTGGTATTGGCGTACACGACTTTAGCGATGGATATAAACTTGCAGTAAATAACGCATCTGACTTTAATATTGGTGACCAAATCACCGTTATGTCGGATAGTGGTTACTCCTGGTCTTCTCGTGAGTATGATGGATACTTTGCGCTTATAAGCGGTGGTGGAGCAGACCCGGAGACATATCTACACGGAGGGTGGACACTCAAGTGTACCGTTATAAACAAAGACCAAAACACTCTTTTTCTTGATAGACCAATCTATTGGGGCTATATAGAGGGACGTGACTCCGTTACTGTTGTCAAGGTCAACAAGCCATTCTCTGTTCGTGGTAGCATAAACATCGGCTCAACGGCTCAAAACGATTGGCGGTGGCCTGACATTACGTTGAATAGCGGTAGTAACGTAGGAAGGAAATACTACTTTGGTGGTGTTCATTTTCAATACGTTGGTAGTTATAGGTATTCTGGTTCAACATCTTACAACCGAGGATTCAGAAACTACTCATATGACTATTGGAATGCAGCCATTATCAGCGGCTGCACATACGAGTTTGGGCCGGATGGTACCACGTGGGTTGGCGTAGGTAACTATGGCGGTCACGCAGTATTCCGCAACAACCTTGTTATGGGTATGTATACGGGATTTTGGCAGCAGTCTGCATCATCGTATACGGGAGCAGCGTATTGGAATAACAAAATTCTTGGAACTATATACGGATACTATTCTGACGGTTCAAAGGCATTTGACTTTAGTTACAATGAGATTGCAACGTGTGATACTGGTATGTACTTCGGGACAATGCGTGTGAATAGAATGGTGGTTCCACGATTTGCTGCGGTAAAAAGAAACGTAGTAAAGGGAACAGCAAACACGGGATTCCGTCTTTACCCAGACCAACCTGCATCAGTAAGTTACTCTTACATTGATATGGAGTCTAACCGTGTTCGTGCTACCGATGACTACTCATCTCAAGGGTGGTTTGTTTCATCCCCTATGAAGGACTTTGATGCATTGGCCGAACACACGGGTTCTCGTATGTCACGATATAGGAATGAGGGACATTTTCAAAATGGCGACACGGCTACGGATTTGCAAACACAAATGTTGTTTAAGAACTATGGTCGTTATGGGATTGATATTGCATCAAGCCTTTATCACGTTCTCGCTCGTGACTACAATGTGCCGAATGTTGTAACGCTTTACGATAGCAACTCTGATGCAAACTTTGCTAAACTTGGTATTGAGATTGACTGCCTTGAGGCAGTTGCATTCTCTATTGAGGTCAAGTTTGACTACCTATACGAATGGAAGGCTCGCATTGCTGACGATGGAACGGACGATGGTCGTTTGCGCTTGTTGCAGTTGCAACGTGGAACCCAAGTAGGAATCCAATACGGGGCCGTTCCGTCCACTTTAACGGACAATTGGGCTACGTTTAACTCTACGTTCACGTTCCCTGTAGATAGAGGCCCTGCTGCCATTTATTTATGTCGTTCGGCAATTGGCTCTGCCGTACACTTTACTAACTCATACGCTATCATTAGATGCGATGAGCCAGAAAAGTTAATTGTGCGAATCAATACGTTTAACCACGACAGAATTTGGAATCCGTATCGTGAGAATGTTGGAGATATTCGCCCATTGACCGGAGCAAGAACAATTAAAGCAACAAGAGTTAAGTTTTAAAAATGGCTAAAGACGTAAGGATTATTCCCGCAAGCGGGGAAATCAACTTCAATGAGAATGGATTAGAGAAGGCAACTGTGTATCAGTTGGGCAATGATATTCACATTGCTCCAATTGGTACAATCTATCTTGGCGATGGCACGGCAGCCAATCTTCAACTGGGAGATGAGTCCACGTCAGTAGACATTCAGTTTCTTGGTGGTGGAACCATTACGTCAACAGGTGGTACTCTTTCTATTGGCTCAATTGGCGATGTCGTAAACCTAAACGAAGCGGGAGTCACTTACAACTTGCCTCAGATTAATGCTCAATCCCTGCAAGGATATGTTCCGAGCAATTTTGCCTTGGCCTCGCACACGCATACAATTAGCAATGTCACCGGGTTACAGACCGCACTTGACGGGAAGCAACCCGTAGGCTCTTACTTGACGGGCATTGCTGATAACAGCATCAATGCGTTGCAACTTAACGTGAGTGGTAACGGAACTACGGCACAATACCTTCGTTCCGATGGTGATGGTACTTTTACATGGGCAACTCCTACAGACACCAATACAACATACTCCGTATTCACATCTACGGTAAATGGTCTCGCCCCATTAAGTGGAGGAGGGACTACTAAATATTTACGTGCTGATGGCACTTGGGTTGTTCCACCGGACACGAATACAACGTATTCACAAGCAACGTCTGCTGCACTTGGGCTTATTAAATTGGAAGATGATACGGTTCAAACAGTTGCCGCAAATACAGTCACGACTACAGCAAGTAGAACGTATGGTATTCAAGTAAATTCAAGTGGACAAGCAGTAGTGAATGTACCTTGGGTTGACACCAATACAAACACCACATATACAGCAGGCACGGGCCTTACACTTTCTGGAACGGTATTCAGCGTGACGGCTAATGGTATCGGTGCTACGCAGTTAAACGTGACGGGGAATGGCACTACAGCGCAGTATTTGAGGTCTGATGCAGATGGCTCATTTACTTGGGCAACACCTACCGATACGAACACTACATATACAGCAGGGACTGGACTTGCATTGACGGGAACTGTGTTCTCACTAATGGCAGGTGGTCTTGATACGGACATTGATATTCCTGGTGTTGGTATGCTTACTTTTTCAAAGGGACTACTTGTTGGATTTGCCCCGGCTTAATAGTATATTTGTCTTATGAAAGCGCTACCACAAGAAACCATTGATGCCCTTCGGGGCTACCGCCAATCTCAAGAGGAGATTAAGTCGGTACTTGGAGAACTTTACCTTCAACAGAAATCAGTTGAGGAAAGACAAGCAAATCTTATTTCTTTGAATAAAGATGTAACAAAGAATTTGCAAGAAGAACTCGATAAGATTCGAGAGGAGTACGGAGATGGAAATATTGACCTTGACAAAGGGTTGTTTCTTCCCGGAGAATAATCTCACTTGAATCAAGAAATTAGGCCGACTATATGTCGGCCTTTTTTGTATATTTTAATAAACTTATTCTTTGATGTGAGATGAATCAGAATGATGGCGTAATTATT